GGAGCAAGTAAAAGTCGCTGCTGCTCAAGCAACATTAGAAAACGGAACTGTCCTAGAAGCCGAGGCGTTTGAGCCAGGTAACGAGGTGTTCATTGTATCAGAGGATGAGCGAGTAGCTGTTCCTGTTGGTGAGTACGAAATGGAAGACGGCAGAGTCTTAGTAGTTGCTGAGGAAGGTATCATTGCAGAGATTCGTGAAGGTGGTGAAGAAGAAGCACCTGCCGAAGCACCTGCCGAAGAGCCTGCAGCAGAAGAAGAGTTGGCTGAAGAGGAAATGAACTATGTCACTCGTGAGGAGTTGGCTGAGGTCGTTAACGAAATCAAGGCAATGGTAGAGCAGATGATGTCGGAGAAAGAAGAGAAGATGGCTGCTGAAGCTAAGGAGAAACTTAGCAAAGCAAAGCCTGCTCGTAAGCCGATGAAGCACAGCCCAGAGACTAAGGCAAAGCCTCAGGTTAACTTGGGTCAGTCTAAAAAAGGCGGTAGCACTTTGGATCGTGTAATGGCAAAAATTGCTGAGTAATGAGTTGGCGCAAGATTGAAAAGGTATGGGACGAGGTTCGTGCGGCTAAAGAGCCGAAACGAAACCTGTCTAAGCAGCCTAAAGAGGGTCGTGAGGTTAAGCTAAACACTTCTGAACAACTACAAGACCTTTTATCTGTTGCTTTTGACAATGAAAGACAAGTTGAGTTTTACAGAGATTTCCGCTCTTTTGTAGATGACTTCGTGGTTGGCTTCAAAAACAGATTGGTTCAGTTAGAGGATGCCGACTCTGTGTTTTGGGAAGGTCAAGCAGATGAATTGATGAAAAAACTCAAGAGTTTTAATGCTGCAAGAGAAAGTCTTGGTGTCGACTATGAAGACTTGATTGATTACAGCGGTAGCGATGTTAACGAGGCTATTCAAATTTTTGCAAATCTTCGTGGTACAGCAGCAGAATTAGAGGATTCTATTGACGAGTTAAAAACACAGATTAAATAATGAAAAAGGGAGTACAAAAATTATGGGCTGATTTGGCTGCGGCTCAAAAGCCTGCCAAACTCAGCAAGCAAGGCAAGCAAGTTAAGTTATCTGTTGTAGATGAGTTGGAAGACTTATACAGCCAACTTGAAGACGCTACAAGCAATGCATCATACTTCGCTTACGATATGATTCCAGAAATGGATGACAAGGTTCGTAAAGCCGTTGATGGTCTTGATGATATGCTAATAAACAGCAACATCTCAGACCTTCGTGATATTGCAAATGAGGCTAAAACCTTATTAGACAAGTTGCAATCAAATGCAGAAGACTTAGGAGTTGATGTAGAAGACATCTACGCAGACTTCCAAGAAATGCGTGATTGGGCTGACGGAGCAGATGATCTTGCTTATGACGTTGCTCGTGAATTTGAATCATCTCTATTGAGAGACTTGACTGCGTTTGCAGACCGAGTTAAATACTAAGTAAATAATCAATAATAAGATATAGAAATGGCTACAACTACTAGCATTACTACAACTTACGCAGGTGAATTTGCAGGGAAATACCTCTCTGCTGCCTTGCTAAGTGCTGATACTATCGAGGGTGGTGGTATCACGGTTAAACCAAATGTGAAATTCAAGGAAGTAATGAAGAAAGTATCTACGGATGCTATCGTCAAAGATGCTACTTGTGATTTCTCTGACACTTCAACGCTTACACTTACTGAGCGTATTCTTCAGCCTGAGGAGTTCCAAGTGAACCTTGAGCTTTGTAAGAAAGATTTCCGCAGCGATTGGGAAGCAATCCAAATGGGCTACAGCGCATTCGATAACTTGCCTCCTGCATTCTCTGACTTCTTGATTGGCCACGTTGCCTCTAAAGTAGCTGAGAAAATGGAGAACAACATCTGGCAAGGTGCTAACGCAACTGCAGGTGAGTTCGATGGCTTCGAAGTATTATGGGAAGCAGATTCTGACGTTGTAGACGTAACAGGTACAACCGTGACGGCTGCAAACGTTATCACTGAGATGGGTAAAGTAGTTGATGCTGTACCTACTACTATCTACGGAAAAGAAGACTTGTACCTATACGTTTCTTCTAACGTTGCTCGTGCTTACGTTCGTGCATTAGGTGGTTTCGGTGCTTCAGGTCTAGGTGCTAATGGTTTGAATGGCGAAGGAACTACTTGGTTCAATGGTCAGAACTTGGCATTTGACGGAGTGAAGATTTTTGTTGCACCTGGTTTGTCTGACAATACTATGGCTGCTGCTCAGAAATCTAACTTGTTCTTCGGTACAGGCTTATTGTCTGACACTAACGAAGTTAAGTTGTTAGATATGGCTGACTTAGATGGTTCTCAGAACGTTCGTGTTGTAATGCGTTTCACTGCAGGTATCCAATATGGTATCGGTTCTGAGATTGTTCTTTACAACTAAGAAGTAGTTAATTGACTAATTTAAAGGGCAGGTGGGCTACAGCCTGTCTGCCCTTTTTTAATAAAAATATATTATGGCGTGTGTAATTACAGCAGGGCGTGCAGTCCCTTGTAAAGACGTAGTCGGAGGAATCAAAGCGATTTACTTTGCGAACTACGGAGACATCGGTACGGCTACATTGTCTTCCGATGAGATTACTGACTTAAGTAGCAGCTTTACGGCTTACAAGTATGATGTAAAAGGCAACTCTTCTTTAGAGCAGGCTATCACATCTTCTCGTGAGAACGGAACAACCTTCTTTGAGCAGACTCTAAATGTTACCTTGACTAAGTTGAGCAAGGAAGATCACAAAGAGATTAAACTATTGGCTTATGGCCGTCCTCACGTCTTCGTACAAGACTATAACGATAACTGCTTTGCAGTAGGTCTTGAGCACGGAGCAGATGTAACGGGTGGTACTATCGTAACGGGTGCGGCAATGGGAGACCTTTCAGGGTACACATTGACGTTCACCGCACAGGAGGTATTACCTGCAAACTTCTTAGCAGGAGCGACAGCAGCAGACCCATTCGATGGTCTTGCTACTTCAACGGTTACAATTACCGAGGGAACTAACTCGTAATTGATAAATAAGTGTATATTTGTGCTCTAGGGCATAGCACTCTGGTTTGGTTAGAGAGGGGAGACGTTTAAGTACGTCCCCCTCTTTTGTTTTGTAACAATGTCTAGCCAAAAGGGTTAACCTATTATGCATATAGTAAGTACAACAGATAGCACTATAAAGTTTGTCCCTAGAGCCTACGATACATCACTCTCTGTAGTTATCACAGACGAGGAGACTAACACGAGTAGCACAGAGTCTTTAACGGGTGTTAGAAGCCGTAATTATATGATTATAGACCCTTCCTACTCCTTCAAGGAGGGAAGGTTCTATACGATACGAGTAAGTGGCTCTAACGAGGTCTATAGAGGCCGTGTGTTCTGTACTGACCAAACCGATTACGAGAAGTACACGGTCAACCAAGGGCAGTACACGCAGTACAACTCAGACAATAACGGATACATATACCGATGAGTAACATAAGAATCGTAAACCTCAACAGCTACACTACCCCTGTGGTGCAGGAGAACAACCGCAAGCAGTGGGTTGAGTACGGAGGTGATAACAACTATTACCAATACCTTATAGACCGCTACAATGGGTCAGCAACTAATAACGCTATTATCAATGGTGTTTGTGAGTTGATTTATGGTAAGGGCATTGGTGCAACAGATGCAAGTAGAAGACCTGAGCAATACGCTCGTATGGTCTCAATGTTTTCTAAGCACTGCCTTCGCAGGGTAGTCTTTGATTTAAAGGCTATGGGCCAGGCGGCCTTCCAAGTTATTTATAACGAGGACAAGAGTGCTATCGCACAGGTTGAGCACTTCCCTATTGAGACCCTCCGCTATGAGAAGATGAATGAGGATGGTGAGATAGAAGGCTATTGGTACAGCAAGGATTGGTCTATGATCCGCAAGAAGGGTTATGAGCCTGAGCGCATCCCTGCCTATGGGTATGGGAAAGCAGGCGATAAGCTAGAAATATACTGCATCAAGCCATACAGAGCAGGGTACTATTACTACAGCCCTGTAGATTACCAAGGGGCGTTACCCTATGCTGAGTTGGAGGAAGAGGTAGCTAACTACCACATTAACAACATCAAGAATGGCCTCAGCCCTTCGATGTTGATTAACTTCAATAACGGCATCCCAACGGAGGAGGAGCGTGAACTGATAGAGCGTAGAATCATAGACAAGTTCTCTGGTACTAGCAACTCAGGCAAGTTCATCCTAGCGTTCAATGATAACAAGGAGATGCAGGCGAGTATTGAGCCTGTTCAGCTTTCTGATGCTTCACAGCAGTATGAGTTCTTAAGTGAGGAGTCCTCACAGAAGTTGATGGTAGGCCACCGCATTACCTCACCTATGCTTTTAGGTATTAAGGATAGTTCAGGTTTAGGGAGTAACGCTGACGAGATTAAGACGGCATCGTTACTCTTCCAAAACACGGTTATCCGTAGCACGCAAGAGATGATTCTCGATGCTATGGATGAACTACTAGCCTACAATGATATTAGCTTAAACCTCTACTTTAAGACGTTACAGCCTCTAGAGTTTATTGACTACGAAGGTTTAGATAACGAGACTGCAGAGGAGCAAACGGGTCGTAAGTTCAGTGCTGACGATCCTGAAATTGACTTAGAGGATTTTCTTGAGCAGATAGGCGAAGATGAACCACAAGACGAGGAGTACGAACTCATTGATGTAGACAGCGAGTCTACAGAAGATGAGCCTGAGGACTTTGATGTTGAGGGATACCTTAACGGCCTTGTGAACCTATCTGCTAAGGAGGATTCATCTCAGGACAGCGAACTCTATAAGGTTCGCTATACTTATGTGAAGGGCACGAGTAAGACCCCTGACGGGGAGACTCGTGACTTCTGTAGA